GCGGGGGTGGTGCTGGGGCTTCTGGAACTACAACAGGCGCTGTTGAAGGCACCGCAAATACTGGTGGCGGTGGTGGAGGCGGAACGCAAGCATCTCCGGCGGGTTTTGATGGAAAAGCAGGCGGTTCCGGTATCGTCATTCTCAAGGTCAACTTCACATGAAAACCTATCAACTCATGGGCATTGATACGGCGATGCACTTGCTTCGCCCCGGCGCAAAGTGGGAGATCAGCAACCGCGAGATTACCCGCTGGGAAGATCCGCGACCGAAGCCGTCGTGGGACGAAATCATGTTCACGATTGAAAAGATCAAGGAACTTGAGGACGCGGTGCCGACGATCCTGTTGCCCGAGCAGCAGGCTGCGTTTGACGATTACGTTGCCCAGATTGAAAAGGCGGTTGCGTGATTACATACAACCTCTTTCCTACGGCTGTCGCCAAGTTTGAACTTGGACGGGACTACACCGCCGAGGAAATGGCGTTTGTGGACGAGCAGCCGACGCACAGCAACATGGGCAACACGACGAGCGATGATCGCTATGTACTGCGTCACGACACGATGGCAAGCCTCAAGGCGTTTGCCGAGGCCAGCGTCAACGAGTATCTGCGCTCTATCTACGCGCCGAAACACGACGTTACGCTGCGCTTGACGCAATCGTGGCTGAACTACACCAAGGCCGGTCAGTACCACCACAAACACGCGCATCCAAACTCGTTTGTGTCTGGAGTGCTGTACCTCAAGGCTGCCCGTGAGCGGGACAAGATTTACTTTTACAAAGACGGCTATCAGCAGATCAAACTGCCGACCGACAACTACAATCTCCACAACAGCGATTCGTGGTGGTTTGAGGTTGGCGCTGGCGATTTGATGTTGTTTCCGTCAAGCCTGACGCACATGGTGGAAACCGTGCAGGGCGATGATCGAGTATCTTTAGCGTTCAATACGTTCCCGGTGGGATACGTCGGGGACGAGAGCAGTTTAACGGCGTTGCATCTTGAGAATACTCAAGGCGCAGCGTAACGATTTTCCACAGTTTTATGCGGAGTATGCGTTATCGGATTTAGGAATCTTCATGCACAAACTGCCGGAAGCCTTTATGCCCGTCATCAAGGCCGACATCCAGCAGCGAGGCATGGTGCATCCGATCATCGTTTACTCACCTTACGAGCAGTACCAGACCGACCCCAATCCGGTGCTGCCCGATAAGGAAAGTTGGAGGAGAGAGATACTACGGGTGTACATGGGACACAAAAGGGTGTGGGTGGCGACCAAACTAGGTTACTCGCACATTTCTGCGTACCATGTACGGACTGATAAACAGGCTAGGGCGTTGTGCGCCCATACGACGATTAAAGAGTTTTGCCCAAATTGAGGATTGGTTATGGCACATTTTGCTGAATTGGACGAGAACAACGTCGTTAAGCGCGTCATCGTTGTAGACAACAAGGATACGTCTGACGCCAACGGCAACGAGATCGAGAGCATCGGCGTGGCGTTCTGCCAGAAATTGCTCGGCGGTAACTGGGTACAAACTTCGTACAACGGTAACTTCCGCAAGAACTATGCTGGTGTTGGCTACACCTACGATGCTTCTCTTGACGCTTTTGTGGCGCCGCAGCCATACCCGTCATGGGTGCTGGATGCTAATGCGCAATGGCAAGCTCCGGTGCCGATGCCGTCTGATGCTGGTACGGGCGAGCCACCAAAGATGTACTCGTGGGATGAAGCCACGCAGTCGTGGGTTGAGGCACCTGTTCTGGGAGTCTGATTATGATGACAATGGTCTCGACCTTCCTGTCGTTCTTAGCAGGCGGGTTGCCCAAAATCCTGCAAATCTTCCAAGATCGACAGGATAAGAAGCATGAGTTGGCCCTCGTTGCGGCACAGAAAGAGCGCGAGTTGGCCCTTGCCGAACGGGGCTTTCTCGCGCAGGCGCGCGTGGAAGAGATCAAGCTCGAACAGATCCAGGTGCAGACCGCAGCCGAAGAGCGTGTGGCGCTGTATCAGCACGACATGGAGATTGGCAAAGGCGCAAGCCAATGGATGATTAACCTCCGCGCCAGCGTCCGTCCAGTTGTGACCTACATCTTCGTGCTGGAGCTGGTAGCCATCAACATCGCTGGTGTGTGGTACGCCTACAACACGGGTGTTCCGTTTGCCGCTGCGATGGCAGAAGTATTCTCAGATGACGAGATGCTGATCCTGTCTTCAATTATCGCCTTTTGGTTTGGTACCCAAGCATTCGGCAAGAAGTGACAGCGGTATACCACATTAGGGAACGATCAAGCCTTGCGCTTGATGAAGGGTACGTTGGAATCAGCGTAAACCCTGCTGTTAGGTTTTACCAACACAAAAATGCTGCAAAGACTCGCCGCAATCATTTATCAAACGCTATTAAAAAGTATGGCGACGAGATATGTGTTGATGTTATTGCGTCGGATCTTAATGAAGATCTTGCGCGGTTTTTAGAAAAAATGCTTCGTCCATTTGAAAACATGGGGTGGAATACATGTATTGGAGGTGGCATCCCTCCAAACCCAAAAGGCAAGGAAAGGCCAGAGGCTTACCGTAAAAACATATCTATTGCCAAACTTGGTAGCAAGAATCCGATGTTTGGTAAAAAGATTGTATTTTCGGACAGTCACAAAAAAAAATTATCTACTGCATTGAAAGGCAAGCCAAGCAAACTAAAAGGGGTTTTAAGGTCAAGAGTGGCTTGCCCTAAATGTGGGGTAACTGGCGGTGATGGTGCAATGTACCGCTGGCATTTTGAAAATTGCAGATATGAAAGTAAGCCCTGATCTTATTAAACTTGTGAAATGCCATGAGGGTGTCCGAACCCGCCCGTACCAATGTCCGGCGTTAATCTGGAGCGTGGGGGTGGGTCACGTAATAGATCCTGCTCACTTGGCGGTGAAGTATGAGGAGCGCCGGAATCTACCGATACCCGAGGGCTGGGACCGGATTCTCACGATGGACGAGGTGGACCGGATACTTTCTCAAGACCTTGGCCGGTTTGAGCGTGGTGTGGTTCGACTTTGCCCTGCTGCTGTTGGCCGTCAGGGAGTCTTCGATGCTCTCGTATCTTTTGCCTTCAACGTGGGCCTCGGCAATCTCCAACGCTCTTCCCTTCGGATGAAGACCAACCGGGGGGAGTTTGACAAGGCGGCGGAAGAGTTCATGAAATGGACCAAGGCCGGTGGTAGAGTATTGCCTGGATTAGTGAAGCGGCGTAATGACGAGCGTGCGCTGTATCTATCGGGAGTGGGCGAATGAAAGTGTCCCTTGAACCACGGACCACGGACCTTGGTCTAATCGAACCCGCGCACGTAATAGAAGTCTATTGCGGCGCCTGTGGGTACGATCTGGACGAGGCGGAACTCAATGCCGACACCTGTTCGGACTGTGGGCAGGCGTTGAACCTGCGACAACATGTATCCATTCAGGTGACAACCATCCCCGCTGCCAGCGGAGCCACGTTGCCATGAGAAAGGCCAAAGCAAAGAGCAAGGTCAACGCTGCTGGCAACTACACAAAGCCGAGCATGCGCAAGCAGTTGTTCGAGTCCATCAAGGCTCGGGCGGTGCAGGGCACGAAAGCAGGACAGTGGTCCGCGCGCAAGGCACAGCTATTAGCAAAGAAGTACAAGGAGAAGGGCGGTGGATACCGGGACTGATCTTGAACTATTCAAGGCACAGGTTCAGGCGGAACTGAACCGCTTGGAAGCGAAGTCCTCTGCCAAGGAAGTGGCCGGAAAAGCCATCGGCAAGGACGGCCTGAAGTACATCACGGCGATCGTCGTGATCGGTGTGTTGTCGAGTCTTGCTTTGGATGGCGAGAAGATCGCTGCGGTGATGGGCCTTCTTGGCGCGTCGCTCACGGCCCTTATCTCAATGCTAGCCAGCATCGCCGGTGCCAGCGAGAAGGAAGAGAAGCCTGAATTTGGCGTGATCAAGGATCTGATTGCGAAGCTCGACAAGCTCGATCGTAAGGAACAGCCCATGCGCGTGGACGTGGAAGGCGATCACGTGACCGTGACCAAGGGCGATGACGTTGTGCAGGCCAAGCGATGAGGGCCCCGCAACAGTCACTGAAGAACTGGACCGCTCAAAAGTGGAGGACGAAAAGTGGTAAACCGTCTAGCAAAACTGGTGAGCGATACCTCCCAGAGGCTGCGATCAAAAGTCTCAGCCCTCAAGAATACGCTCGTACAACGGCTGCAAAGCGTAAAGGCAAAGCTAAAGGGAAGCAGTTCGTAAAGCAGCCGAAGTCGATTGCTCGCAAGACCGCTCAGTATAGGTGAGTCATGGCTAGTGTGAAGAAGAATGCGATTGGGCAGGAAATCCGCAAGTCGTACGAGCGTGGCCAGAAGGGCTGCCCGGAGGCGACGATGGATATCCACATCAACCTCAAGAATCGCAACAACGCCATCAAGGAGTACGGCTACGGCCCCCTAAACCCGGAAGCCGAGTCACGTGCGTTCTGGGACAAGAAGGCCGAGCTCTGGGCGACCACCGTGCGGGAGGCCAAGAAGGCGCGCTGCGGCAACTGCGCCGCCTTCATCCAAACCCCGCAGATGATGACATGTATCGAGAACGGCATCGAGGATCCAAGCGAGGAACACGAAAACTACGCTCCGGATGTGGCCGCTGCGGCCAACTTGGGCTACTGCGAGCTCTTTCACTTCAAGTGCGCAGGCGATCGCACGTGCGACGCGTGGCTCGTCGGCGGTCCAATCAAGTAATATGCAGCCATGGCATACTTCAGACTGTTTCTCAAGCCGGGTGTAGACAAGCAGAACACCGAATACGGCGCAGAAGGCGGCTGGATCGACTCCGATTACATCCGTTTTAGGTATGGCTTGCCCGAAAAAATGGGCGGCTGGACGCAGTTTGGGGATTCCCCGGTCTATTTGGTCGGAATGCCCAGCGAAGTGTATGCCTGGAACGACCTCGAAGGCGTTCCTTACCTTGTGGTGGGTACCAACCGCAAGGTTTACATCTATTACGGGGGTAATTGGTCGGACATCACCCCTATCCGAGACACCGAAACTGGCGTTACCTTCGACACCGTGGACACCGAAACCCGTGTCGTGGTCAACGACACGGCACATGGGTGTATTGTCGGGGATTTCGTCACCCTTTCTAGCGTTACTGGCGACCCAGGCGGCATTCCAAACGCCAGTTTGACCGGTGAGTTTGAGATCACCGAGGTCATCAGTACGGGGGAGTACGTTATTCAATCCCCCGTTGCAGCGACCAGCACGGCAACGGCGGCGGGAACGGCCGATGCGGCCTACCAGATCACGGTAGGGTCGGATGTAAGCTATTTTGACTTTGGTTGGGGCACCGGCACGTGGGGGCTTAGTACATGGGGAACACCTCGACCGGCATCTGCCGCCCTTGCATTAAACTCTAGTGTTTGGCAGTTCGATAACTTTGGCGAAAAGCTCATATTGCAGCTAGTGGACGGGGGAATTTACGAGTGGGACCCCAACTCAGGTGTCAGCACTCGTGCTTCGGCTATTTCTGGCGCTCCGACCAAAAGCAAGTACGCGTTGGTGTCTACCCCAGACCGGCACTTGGTGTGTTTTGGTACTGAATCAACGATCGGCACCCCAAGCACGCAGGACACCATGTTTGTGCGCTTTTCGAACCAAGAAGACCTTAATACATTCGCTGCAACCGCTACTAACACGGCCGGCGGCCAGCGGTTAACCGACGGAAACGAGATTATTTCCGCATTACGGTCGCGTGGCCAGATTTTGATCTGGACGGACACGGCTTTGCACAGCATGCAGTACGTCGGGCCGCCGTATACGTTTGGGTTTCAACAGTTGGGTGCAAATTGCGGCCTTATTGGTCCTCATGCGTCGGCAGACGTAAACGGCGTGGCGTATTGGATGGGCAAGGACGCGTTCTTCGTCTTTGACGGTACCGTCAAGAAGCTCGCATGTTCTGTTCAGGACTACATATACGACGACATCAACCTTATTCAAGCCGAAAAAGTACATGTCGGAATTAATACACAGTTCAACGAGGTTACTTGGTGGTATTGCACGGCGGATAGCGACTACATCAATCGCTTTGTCACGCTTAATTACCTAGAAAACGTATGGTCCGTGGGCACGATGCCTCGCACGGCATGGCTGGACCTTGGTGTGTTCAACAAGCCACTTGCAACCACGTATGACCCGGACGGGACCGAAGCGACGTTGACCACGATCCACGGACTAACGCCGGGGCGCTCTCGGATTTACAACCAAGAGGACGGGAAGAACGCCGATGGCGCGCCCATCACGTCCTACGTTAAGTCTGGTTACTTTGATATCGGCGATGGCGATCAGATGCTGTACATGCGTCGATTTATCCCGGACTTCAAGAATCAGGAGGGCGATCTGGTTGTTCACTTGCTCCTCCGACCCTACCCGCAGTCCTCTGCGGTTCCGAGCTCACTGGATCCTTATGTGATCACTCCTACGACGGATAAAGTCGATACTCGGGCGCGTGGACGGCAGATTAGTCTGCGGATTGAAAGTACGGATGTTGACACGAACTGGCGCTTTGGCACGATGCGTGTCGATATCCAGCCGGACGGCTTGCGATGAGCAAGATCTTTAACGTCCGTCTTCCCAACGCAGCGACAGCAGGGTACAGCGCAGAACAGTTCAACCAGCTCGTGCGTTCGCTCGAACAGGTTATTTTTCAGCTTAATAATAGCTACACGCCGACCGTTAGTGACGACAAAGCGGGAGCCGGTTCGTGGTTCGCGGCGGGTTCTGGCGCAGGCGGGGGCTTTGCTGGTGGCGTGCGCGGCTTTCAGATCAGTAACGGTATCAGCCTGCCGAATGCGATGCTGATCTCTGACGCAGATCAGTCCAACGCTGGGATCACCAGCGAAAACCTATTGACGTACTCATCTGTTGACTCGTCCTCTGGTATTCGGGTGGTCGATAACAGCAAGATCTATGTTCCTTGCTCGGGTCGTTACCTAGTCACGTTCACTCTTCAGGTGACTAACCGTGGCAACACAGCGGCAGAGTTCGAGGTTTGGGCCAAAGATACCGGCGTGAATTACGCATTGAGCAATACGCGATTTGATATCCCTGTTCGTAAGAGCTCGACGATTTGGGCCCACATAGTGCCTGCAATCACGGGCATTTTTACGGTGACGGACCCCTCTGCAAACTACCTACAGATTGCATGGTGGTCCGATAGCCTTGATGTGTACTTAGAGCACTACGCTGCGGGTACGTCACCAACGCGCCCTGCGATCCCTTCGGTCATCATGACCGTTAACTTCGTCTCAGCGGTGTAACGTGGCAAACAAATACCTTCGCCAATACTTAACTCCGAGTGCTGCTACCGAAAGCGCCATCTACACGGCACCGGCCGCCAACAACGCGGTTCTTTCGTCGTTGCGAGTCACAAACGACAATGCCAACGCGGCCACGGTCAGTGCGGCTGTTTATCCAGCAGGTGGAGCAACGCCGTACAAACTCCTGAAGTCGTACGTATTGCCGACAAGCCAGACGCTTGACATCTTCTCTGGTGTGCCATGTGTGCTGATTGCAGGGGATGTTTTGAAGGTGACGGCTAGTGTCTCGGACGTCGACTTCTACCTCTCTTACCTAGAGATCGACCGCTCGTGACAAGTGGACAACGCTTGACAACTTGGCCCATAATCAGCGCCATATCCGCGTCCTTTCCCGGCGCGCGACCCCTTGTTGGGTCTTCGGCACAAACTGGAAAGGACACCTATGGAAAATGAAGGCATCGTGGGTCTGCCTCCGGGGCAGGACATGCAAAATCCGGCTCCTCCCCAGCAGCTCCCGTTCGTTTCTAGTGCGGACTCATACGATGCCGCGCTTTCGGCGTTGGGGCTGACCCAAAACGGGCCTGCACAAGTTGCCGAAGTCAAAAGGGCCGTTCAAGACGCGCTGGGGGATCTTGACCTCAGCGCCGCAGAAGTTGCTTCGTTGCTCGATGTTCTCGAGTACATGTCTCAGAACCCCCAGGAGTATCCACAGCTCCGTCAGCGCTTGATTGAATCGGGCATGATGGAAGAGGATGACCTACCGGAGGCCTACGATCCGGCCTATCTTGGCATGGCGATCATGGTGCTCAACGAGTACCGTGACATGCGTTCGGCTGGCGCTCAAGCGCCTATGCAAATGGCACCAGAGGTCGCGGACCTCGGACCAATGCCCATGGCTGAAGGCGGGTTGGCCGATGTGGCCAAGTACCTGGCCTCCCAGGGCCGCAATGGCGACACAATGCTGGCGCACATTACGCCGGTCGAAGCTCGATTGCTTAAAGCCTTTGGCGGATCTGGCACGGTCAACCCCCGTACTGGCCTTCCTGAGTTTTTCCTCAAGAAACTCTTCAAGAGCATTAAAAAGGCAGTTAAGAGTCTTCTTAAGAATCCGATCGTACGTGTCGTGGCGACCGTTGCATTGGCCACGGTCCTCGGCCCAGCAGGCATTGGCGTAATGTCTTCGGCAGCGGCTGCCGCGACGGCCTCCGCTGCGACCACGCTCGGTGCGGGCGGTAACGTAAAGGATGCCCTGATCTCCGCCGCGACCTCGTACTTCGGTGCGGGCGGTAAAATCGGCAACTTTAATCCTGTTGAGACCGTGGCAAAGTTTGCGAGCAAGATCCCCGGTGTCACCGAGGGCGGTAAGCTCGCGCAAGGCATTGGTGCGGGTGTGACGAGCGCGGCTCTTGGTAAGGCGGCTGGCATGAGCACCCAGGACGCTCTTCGCATGGGCTTGCAGCAGGGTGCCATGACCGGGCTTACATTTAAGCCAGAGCAGACTCCCGTTGAAAGCGCCACTGGCCAAGCTCCGACACAGGCCGCCCCTTCCGAACAAGCTCCCATCCAGCGTGGCATCGGAGAGCTTCCGCCGAGCGACTACACGACTGCTCCGGCGGCCCAGCAAGTCGCCGCTGGCGCTCCGGGAGCCGTGGGCACCGCTGCTTCTGGCCAAGTGGCCGGTAAGAGCTTCTTTGATCGACTGAATCCATTCAGTAAGTTGCCTGATGACTACCCTGTCGACGCGGCAACGGGGCTACCGATTACCCCTGCGCAGACGATTGGCGGCCGTTTGAACGAATTCGCCAACATGCCGTCTTTCCAGACGTTCAAAGACGCATTCCTGGTCAACCCGAACGCCACTACTACGCTGGGTCGTTACGCTCCGGCGGCACTTACTGCTGTGGGCGTTGGCGCATTGACGGGCGGCTTTAAGACTGAGCCCGTCAACGAAAACCCATTGTTTGATCGCGCCTACGGCGGTTCGCAGTTTATTCGCGACAACCCGCAGCTCTTTGGTGGTACGTTGGGCCGTGTTGAAGGCATGCCACGAGCGTATGATCCGTTCGTGCCGACGGCTTCGCCAAGCATGCCTCCCGGAACACGCATTCCGGTGTACACCCCGCGCGGCATTACGATGATGCCGACGGGCGTGCCGCAGCCATACAACGTCGAAGACCTTTACGGTATTCCTGATTTGTCTGCCCCAGTGCAGCAACCGGTATACATGAACAAGGGCGGCGACCCAAAGCCAACGCATTTCCCCCGTAAAACAGGCCCGATTAACGGTCCTGGCACGGGCACTTCTGACTCTATTCCGGCGATGCTGTCGGATGGTGAGTTTGTATTTACGGCCAAGGCCGTTCGCAACGCCGGAGGCGGTAGCCGCCGCAAGGGCGCAAAACGCATGTACGCCTTGATGAAAAAGCTCGAAGGCGGACCGGTGAAGGGGTAAGAATCCATGGCAGAAACTTCAGTTACCCAACAAATTGTCTCCGAATCACCGGAGATTGAAGCCTATAAGCTTGATCTTTTGAGACAAGCACGCGACTTGGCGTTTAACGTCAAGCGCGATCCTGTCACCGGTGAAGTCATTGGTACGACAACCCCGCTTTCGCAGCAGCTTCCGGGCTACCAAGTAGCCGGCTTTTCGCCTGCGCAGTTGGCGGCGATGGGCGCGGCCGAGGGACTCGGCGTCGGCTCATACATGCCGTATATACAGGCGGCGAATCAGGGCGTCGGCGCTGGCGTGCAAACGACCGCTGAAGCGGCCGATGTGCTCCGTGGAGCGGATACCCGAGCTCAATTTACTGATGCACAGCGTGCAATGCAGAACGCCGCGCTGGCCGGAACCGGAATTACCTCTGGTGTAGGCCAACTTGGTGTTGGTTTAGGCTACTTAGACGAGGCTGCCAAGCGTGCGGCGGCCTCCGACGTCACTGCTCGTCTGGGCGGGGCATATCAAGACGTTGAAACGGGCCTTGGAGCACTGGCCACGGCCCAAAACATGGCTGCGCTCTCGTCGCAAGCCGATTTGGAGCCTGCTACTGCCGCTATTGGACAGGGTATTGCGGGACTTACAGGCGCACAGCGCTTGGCATTGGGCGCTGCGGGTGCGGATTTTGCCGCTTCGCAGGCAATGTTGGGCCGCGCAGCGCAACTTGGGCCGGCTCCGACCGTTACGGCCGCGCAAATGGCAGGTCCTGGGGCCGTCAATGCCCAACAAGTATCCGCGAGAGACATTCAGGCCGCGCAGACCAACTATCGTCCCGATTTGGAGTTTTTCCAACGCGGTCCGGTGCGGGATGTTGCTGGACGAGAGATCACAGCCCCTCAAATGGCGGCTGCACAGACCGGTTTTGCGCCGAGTTTGTCCGCTTATCAGTTAGCTAACGCGCCACAGGTCAGAACGGGCTCTGTTACTGGCGGAGACGTCTTAAATCGTTACATGTCACCCTATGTTCAGGGTGTTTTGGACATTCAGCTTCGCGAAGCAGAGCGTGCGGATCAAATTGCTCGGCAGGGACGTGCGGCACAGGCCGTTCGTACCGGCGCCTTTGGTGGCGAGCGCGAAGGTGTCGTAGAAGCCGAGGCGGCTCGTAATCTGGCTCAACTTCAGTCAGATATCCGCGCGCGTGGGCTGCAAGAGGCCTATCAACAGGCGCAACAGCAGTTCAACGTCGAACAGCAGGCGAGTCTTGCTGCACAACAAGCAAACCAGCAGGCCGGACTTACCGTCGGCCAGCAAAACCTCGCATCGGCGCTCGGTGTGCAGCAGTTGGGCGCGCAAACGGGCCTTCAGGTCGCTTTGGCCAACTTGTCTTCGCAGCAACAGGCCAATGTTCAAAACCAAGCGGCCGTGTTGCAAGCGCAGGGCATGTCTGCGGAACAGGCGTTGCAGGCAGCCCTTGCTAACCAGCAAGCCGAATTAAACGTAGGCCAGCAGAATCTTGCTGCCAAGCTAGGTGTGCAGGAGCTCGGCACGCAGGTCGGATTGCAAACGGCGCTTGCCAACCTCAATGCCGATCAACAGGCGCGCGTGCAGAGTGCCGCTAACCAGTTGCAAGCGCAGGGCATGAACCAATCAGCCGCGCTCCAGGCGGCGTTGGCGAACCAGCAAGCCGAAATGGCCACGGCACAGCAAAACGCCCAGCTTGCACAACAAGCGGCGTTGGCGAACCAGCAGGCACAATCACAGTACGGCATTACTGGTGCTCAACTGGGCATGCAGGCCGGCACTACGATCGGTCAGCAGGCCGTACAACAGGCACAGCTTGGGCAGGCCGCAGCAGGCCTTTACGGCAATCTTGCGCAGAACCAGGTCGCTGCAGGCCAAGGCCTTGGTCAGTTAGGTGTGCAACAAGCACAGCTTGGCCAATCGGCCGCGAACATCTATCAGCAAGCCGCTCAAAACTACGGCAACCTTGCTGCACAGACAGGCGCGCTTGCTGGCCAAGAAGCCAACATCCAGCAAAACATCTCCAACCTACTGGCGTCGCAAGCGGCGCAGCGTGGGCAGGTGGCACAGACGGCCGCAGGCATCTACGGACAGCAGGCGAACACGTTCCAAAACCTAGGACAGGGCATCGGCGCTCTCGCCGGCCAGCAGTTCGGTATTGGTCAAAGCATGGCTCAAGGCCTTGGCGCATTGGGCGGTCAGCTTGGCCAACTTGGCGTGCAACAGGCGGCTTTGGGCCAGACGGCGCAGGCCATGAACCAAAGCGACATCAACATGCTCTACAACGTCGGTCAGGCGCAGCAGGCACTGGCACAACAGGGCATCGATGCGCAGCGTGCAACGCAGCTTCAGCAGATCTATGCTCCGTACCAGCAAATCGGGTTCTTGTCGGACATTTATCGCGGCGCACCGTCGACGCAGATGTCGACGCAGGTCTCGAGCGTTCCATCAGCAAGCCCGTTCCAACAGGCCGTGGGCATTGGACTTGGCGCAGTAGGTACTCTAGCGGGTGCCCAGAAGGCCGGAATCATCTAAGGGGTCGATATGGCAAAGGCAAGAGAAATGTTGGACGACGTAGAGAACGTCGGCATCATGCAGGGCTTCCTCGATGAGATGGAAGACGAGATGGGCGAGGAGGAGGATGCGGACGAGGAAAACTCGGCTGCCGAGGTCCTCGATCGCCGTCCCGATTCGCCTGAGATCCTCATGAACAATCTCCGTGGCGATATGCGCTCTATCGACGCGCGTCGCGAAGAATTGGCTGATCTCGTGGGGTACCCGGCCGCTGCCGAGACCCCCGAGTCTGTGCTTGCGATGCTCCAGCCAGTGCTGGCGCAAGGCGCTGGGCTTGGCGCGTTGCCGCAATCACAGCCCATGGTCCAAGGGCCACAGCCTCCAATGCCGCCGCCTCCGGGAGCTGCTATGGGAGCTCCGCCTCCGGGCGCTCCGCCAATTCCTCCTGGCGCAGCCGCGCCGCCACCCGGCGATATGGCCGCGCTTCTTGCCGCCGCCGGTCCTGCTCCCGGAGGCGGTATGGCTCCTGGTCCCATGATGGGACCGGACGGTCAGCCGATCCCGCCGGAAGGCATGCCGCCCATCCAGATGAAGGATGGTGGGTACGTTCAGCGTTTTTACCAGGGGTCCGGTGAGGAAGGCGTGACCTCGGATGACGAAGAACCTTCCTTAGACGAGGACACTTCCTCCCTTGGCATGCGCCTGCCGCCAGAGCTTCTTCAATATGCCCAAACGGGCTATTCGAAGATGCTAACGCAGCCGACAGCGGCGATGCCGGATCTGAAGGCGACGACAATGGAGCGCGAGCAGATGTATCGCGACCTGCTTGGCGAGGACAAAGAATCCCGTCAGGCGCAGTTGCTGTTGATGCTCGGCCAGAAGGGCTTGCAGCTTGCCGGTAACGTCGACGCGCAGGGCCGCCCTTTGCGCGGTTCAACACTGAGCCGTCTTGCGACCGTTGCCTCGGAGATTCCGGGTGCAGTGGGTCAATTTATTGCTGAAGAGGACAAGAACAAGCGCGCGATCCGCATGGCGGCTATCCAAGCTGCCGAGAAGGAGCGTGAGCAGGTTCGCGAGGGCAACATCAAGCTCGTCGAGTCGCAACGCAAGGCGTTTGGCGACATCCTCAAAAATGCCGGCAAGAGCCCGAGCAGCATGTTCGGTAAGGGTTCGTGGGACTGGAGCGTGATCAATGCTCCTGGACTCTTGCAGGCCTATGCCGACGGTGAAACGACTCCGGAAGAGGACAACCTCATTGCGAGCGCGGCTTCTCGTCTGCTTCGCCCGACGACGGAGATGTACAAAAACGAGCAGGGCCAGAACGTAATTCGCACTATTCCAGGCTACAACCTCCCGTTCCTGACGGATGCGTTGGCCGCGCGTCGTGCGCTTGATGCGTCTGGGCGTCGTCCGGGTCCGCAGACTCCAGGCACGGTGCCTGCGGGACCGGGCACCGTTCGACCGGATGCGGTCGTGGGCCCTGAAGTCGCTCCGCCGGCTGAAGCTGCACCGACCACGGACCAAGGGCCAGTAAGTGCTGGCGAACGTGCGTTTGGTGAGCCGACGATTTGGCAAGCGGCGCAAGAAGGCATCGGCTTTGTGCCGAAGCTCACTTCGGAGCTTGCTCGCCGCATACCCGCGAACATTGCAGGCGAGCTCGGTCGTACGCAACAGCAGGCTGCATCGACGATCTCAAAGCTCGCGCCTCGTGTAGCGATTGCACTTCGCGAGACCACCAGATTGGCGGAAGCCGAGCGTAAGGACATTAACCTATACCTAAACCTCGAACCGCAATTCTTGGAAAACCGTGTCGGTTACCTCAACAACCTAATCAGCCTCGGCCAGGTGCTGTATCGCATCCGAAACGATGCGCTTACTAAAGCGGCCGATCGCACGTTGGATGTTAAGGACTCGAACGACCAACGCCTTAAGGCGCGCGAGGTTCAAGCAATTATCGACATCGTGGGCATTCCGCCCGTGGTTTCGACGCAAGAGGAATACCTTAGACTTCCCATCGGAGCGCAATTCTTGGTATTTAATCGCAAGCAGAATGCCTGGGTGCCTGATACCCGCAAGGCTCTCCCGAACGAGCAGTAAAGGATAACAGCATGGCCGTACCTCCAGAGCAGCTTCCAAGGACGACGGACCAAGGGCCTGGGACAGAGCCTGCGCCGCCCTCGTTTACCTACGAGGATTTGCAGGCGTTGATTGCGAGGGACACTCCACCGGACGTCACGGTGACTCGGATTGGTGATCGGCCTATCTCTCAGCAAGATACGTCTGTTCCGACGGAGCCGGTTTCCGCTAACCTTCTTTCACAAGAAGATCTTGCGGCCTTCGGTCATACGCCCGACAAGGCGCCTTCTTTATCAGAAATCGGCGTAGAAAGTAGCCGTGGCGTAAGTTCATCGTTGTTGAGCGACGCTCCTGCGATATACGGTGCGATACAGGGTGCCACTTACGGCGCGCGACTCTCCCCCTTTATGCCTCCGGGCTATAACTTAGCGCCTCCTGCGCTAGGTGGCGTCCTGGGCTTTGGTTTCGGTCTTTTGAGCGGCAAACAGCTCTCCGATGCCATCATCGGTGGCGCAACAAGCCAAGATCTCGCGCCGGCGTTTGAGTTTGGTAGGACTTTGGGCAGTACAATCGCGTTCGCTCCGGCGGCGTTCTACTTGCCCGTGGCCACCGGAGACAAGATTGGCAAGTACGTCACGGCCATTGGGGAGTTCGCGCGCAAGTCGCCGAAGTCCTATCTGGCAGGCGAGACCATGTATGGCATCGGCTCTGGCACAGGCGCGTATCTTGCCGAAGAGTACGATCCGGGGGATCCGCTAACGCGACTGGTCGCTGAAACAGTGGGCGGGACCAAGGTACTAAACCCTCTTTTTATTATTCCGACGTTGACCTCAAACGCAGGCCCACGACTCAGTTCGCTCTGGTCATTGCGTAGTGCGGAGACACGTGCAGCCGCAAAACAGCGCGGCAGCGAGCGTTCACGCGATGAAGCAACGCGGCGGATTATCAAAATCCTTGAGGAGAATGGGGAGGATATTCCGGCGTTGATCAAGCGACTCGAGGCGGAGATGCCTCCTGGGGTCGCGGTCACGTATCCGCGCCCTGATCAAACAGGTGTGGCGGCTACAGGGCCTACTGCGGCGCAAAAAACGGGGTCTTTGACTTTAGCGCAGCTTGAATCGGCGCTCAGTGCGCTGGATCCTAATTTTTCTACGTCAGTCCAAGCGCAAGGCAAGGATGCGTTGAAAGCGTTTACCAAAACGCTCGCCGCGCTTCAGGATACTGGATCCCCCGAGGCCCTTCGTGTCGCGGCGGAGATGCGGGAGAAGTTCTTCTCAACGGCGATTGATGCGCGACTCGAGCGGGCTAATGTGCGCGCTGCGGAGCGCATCTCAAAGATCACCAGAGACACGCCGCAAAATCGCATCGAGATCGGCCGTATTTACTACGACGAAATAGAAAAAGCGCTGGAAAACGCTCGTACAGCCGAGCGTTATTACTGGGATGCCGCCGATCGCGAAGCGATGAAGCCGGCAGGGCAGGTGCGCCTCCAGGTGCAGCCGTCTGATACGTTGGTCAACAAGACGTATCTTGATTGGGCGAATCGATTACTGCCTGATTTGAAGCGCATGCGCGCTAACGACGTTGACCTTAGAAACCCAGATAAGGTCTCACGTTTGTTGAAAATGAAGGCGGTTCCGTTGTCTGTGTTCATCAAGAACACAGGCGGTATTGCCAATGACAGTGAGCTTCTTGCTCGCGACATCACCAACAAGTCGCTTCCGGGCCTTGTTCGTCAGAACATCCCGCGCAACGTCTTGGGTGAGCGTGGCACTGCCAGTATCGATGCGGTGAAGCAGCGCGTCTTTGACGCCGGCTACTTCCCGATGAAGGAAGACTACAACGCCATCAGCGACACGGAGTTGTACGACGCTATCGCACGCGATCTGCAAGGCGATGAGCGCGTATGGACGATGAAAGTCCGTGCGGCGTTAGATCCTTATATTAACGAGCGCGAAGTACTCGATTCGTGGTCTGCAGAGGGCTTCGATGCCACGATGACGGCGGATCAGATTGCTAACCGTGCGCGAGTGCTCGACGAACTGCGCCGTAAGGAAGGCAGAGACGGCTTTTACGTTTCGCAGAACCAACTGCCTGGTCCGACCGAGAAGCTCGTGCCACGGCCCAAGCAGCTCACTGCCGAAAACACTGTCCGTGCGTATCTCGAGCGCGTCGCTCAGATCGGTCCTGCGCTCGTTGACTCAATGGTGCCGCCTGATGTGCGACGGATCATGGAGAGCTTTGGCGTCAACAACAGCGCCATTGAACTCTATCGACGTGGCCGCGCTACGGATCAATTCGCCAAGACCGGTACTGTTCACTATCGATATCTGCCGGACAAAAAGGCGCTTGAGAAGACCAAGCCTGGCGACCTGATCAACTACCGCTCAAACCTTTTGACGCTTGCGCGTCAGGCCCGAGCGCGTGGCGAAGTCTCCGATGCGAGCTTCTATACGTATCTTGCCGATGCAATGTTGCAGGACTTGTCGAAACTCGACAATCCGGCGTATGACAAGGCGCGCGAATTCTCTAGTGCACTGAACGACACGTTCACTCGTACGTTTGCGAACGAAATGCTCGGCACGGCACGTACGGGAGCGCCTCGCTACCCCGTAGAGACATTGGTTGATAGTGCTTTCGGCGTAGGCACAGATCTCGTTGCCCTTCGCATGAAGGAGATCGAGAACGCCGTCGGCTTCATGCGCGATCGCCTGACGAAGGCTGCTTCTGAGGCGGGTCCGGTTGCTCCAGGCCTGATGCCAGAGTCACTCCGTAAAGAAGCGGACATGCTTCGCGAGTTTGCGAAGGTTTCGACCGCTGGCGTGGCGTCGATCCAGGACGCTCAGAACCGCGTGTTGCGGCTGATGGCCTCCAAAGCACTCTTTACTGACCCGAAAACCAACTCGCTTCGCGTCAACACTCGTCAGCTCAACAAGTTCGTAGCAGAGAACAAGGCCCTGCTCGATCAGATGGGTATTACGGGGGATCTGACCAATGCCGTGCAGGCCGAAAACCTGCTCCGTGGCGTCATCGAACAGAACAGTGCGCTTAATAGTACTGTTCGTAAGCAGATGGCGTTTTCCAGGCTTTTGGCTTTTGAAAACCCAACAGATGCCATTGCTAATGCTCTGCGCAGCCGCGCGCCGATGCGCAGCATGGCGCAGATCGCGCGTTTGGCACAGCGCGGTGGCCCGGATGCCATGGCGGGGCTGAAAGCAAGCATCTATGACTACGCGTTCACCAAGGCAACGGGCGGCAAAGAGGTGCTTGACCCGCAGAAATTCCGTGACGCGTTCTTCAAGAAGTCTGCGTTAGACCAGCCGGCACTGGCCGATATCCTGCGTACGCAGGGCATCATGACCCCGCAGGAGTTAAAGAACATCCGCACTCTGACTGATCGGATGATGGTCATCGAAGATGCGATGGCCAATAAACGAGCTCTGGAAGACGTCCTACAGGGTGCGGATATTGTCGGTGAGCTCGCCATGCGCGTCGTCGGTTCGCGTATTGGTACGACCGCCTCGGGCGGCGGCACTGGCTCGCTGATTGCCGCATCAGCCGGTTCAAAGGCCATACGTCAAATCTTTGACAAGATGCCGATGATGATGGTCCGCAAGACCATGCAGCAGGCCGTACAAGATCCGGCGTTTATGGCGATGCTGCTGCGTCGCAACCTCTCTGAACAAGAGAAGTTCCGCTTGGCAAAGTCGATGCACTCGTACTTATGGGCCGCCGGCTTGAATTATGCGACTTACGAAGAGCCGCCCGAGGCGAAAGCAGTGACGGGGGGACCGACTGCTTCGCGAGACTTCCAGTCGCTACAGGATGTCTACAACGCCATGCGTCCGAAGCCGGTCCCGCCGGCCCCGACCACTCGTGGCGTACCGGGCATGCCGAAGCCGCCAGCTACGCAAGGTGGCGCTCCTGCCGGAGGTCCGCCTCCAACAACGGGGGCTCCGACGCAGAGCCGGTTGATGATGCAGCAGCTCTTCCCGAACGACGCCATCATCGGAGCGGCAGGCGTAGCCTCCAATCCAGCGATGGTGCCGCCACCGGCGATGGGTTAGCTAAGGTACTTAGCTAAAGTACTTAGCCATCTGTTCGCACTCGGGCGAGTGATAGCACTCGACGCGCTTCATCCACTCTTCCTTGTATCGCTCAAATTCTGATCCGGTGGTACTGAACTCCTGAGTACCACCGGATTGGAGAGCGACTAAAACATAGCCGTGTTTGATTGTGGTGCCATGCACCACATCGTGCGCGAGCGCGTAGGCAGCAAGCTGATGAAAGTAATCCTGGATCCACTCGTGCTTCTTCGGCTTCAGCGACTGCTTGAAGTCGACAATCGCAGGGTTGCCACGGTAGACCCCTACAAGATCCGTCGTCCCAGCGTACTTAGCTGGGTAGTACAGCGGTACTTCTGAGCCCCAGATCTCTTCGAGGTTCATGAAGTACTCGTTCACGAGCCGATAACCCATCTCATAGCCTTTGACCATGAGCCAGTTGGTCGGGCGGGGCAGGTCACGGTACGCGATCATTCGCTCAATGACGTTGTGCATGTGCGTGCCGACCGTGGCCGCTTCATTTTTGATCCGGTTCGCTTCTGCCTCACCAACCCTCGCGGCCCACGCGTCAAGGGCCTTCTTGTCTTTGGTCGCCGAGAGCACGGTCGTGACGCTAGGCAGGGCGTTTTCGTTGCCGTCGACGTACTTGCGGCCGTCTGGGCTATCGATGCGCTTGAGGCGCTCGTACTGGTACAGGCGTTTGATAGGAATCAGATCAACCATTTCTTTACCTCCTCTCCGAGCACTTGGGTCGAGATGTCGATCTTATCCCGCAGTGCCTTTACGATCTTCTCGTCGATCGTCTTGACGGCGATCAAGTCTATGTACGTCACGTTTTTGGTCTGGCCGATACGGTGCGCGCGATCCTCTGACTGCAACCGCTTCTCAAGGTCAAAGCTATTGCTGTAGTACACGACCACGTTGGCCGCCGTCAGCGTCAGGCCGTAGCCGCCGGTGCTGGGGTTACCGACAAAGAAGCGCAGTTTGCTCTCGGGGTCCTGGAACTCAGCCACGACCCGCTGCCGCTCGTCTTCCTCGGTATCGCCGTAGTACGTGCCGACACTTTCCATGCCGTAGTCTTTCTGGAGTGCGATCTTGATGGCGTCAATGTCGTGCCGGTACGTGGCCCAGATGATCATCTTGCCGTCGGTCTCTTCGACGATGGCCAGGAGCTCATCGATGCGCTTGTTCGGCAAGGACATGATCGTGCCGTTGTCGAGCTTCACGTGACCACAGGTGATCTGATGCAAACGCATCAACTGCGTCAGTGCGTTAACTGTGGACATCATTCCCTGCTCAAACTGCGCCAGTGCCATGACCTTCATCTGCTCATAGGCACGAGCCTGCTCGTCAGTGAGATCGACCTCACGCTTGACGTATAACTTGTCTGGAAGGTCCAGGCACTCTTCCTTCTTAACACGGAAGCTGAACCGGTCGAGCTTCTCTTTGAGCTCATCTAGCTTTCGGTAGCCGACGATTTGTTTGAAGCTGTGGCTCGCCAAGCGTCGCTCGACGACGACCGCATAGCGTGCCTGGAACGCATAGTACGAAGGTGAGTCAAGGCAGGCATCGGATAGGAAGGCGCATTGCTGGTACAGGTCCATCGGTGATTTGGTCACCGGAGAGCCTGTCATAATGCGGCGATACTTCGCCATTTTGCCTGTTTTTTCAGTGTTTTTGCTTCGTTTGCTGTTTGGCGTTTTGATGGTCGTCGACTCGTCGATCGCCATCATCGCGTTATGCACGAACAAAAACCTTTGAGCGAACTTCGTGCCGCGTGGCGTTGAGAACGCCTCAATGTTCATCACCAGAATCTTCAGGTCTTCGGTGATCTCGAACATCGAATCAAGCGCCTGCTGCTCCGCCTTGCGTGGCGTTGCTGACCACAGCGCTACACGGTAGACCACGTGCTCTGGCATGTGCTTGGGTATTTCGGTGTCTACCCAGTTGCGGTACACGCCCTTTGGTGCGACGATCAGGACAGCATTGATGCGGCCTTGGTCGTAAAGCATTGCTATATTATTGATGAGCATGAAGCTCTTACCAGTTCCCATATCGGCGAACAGTGCCGCTACTTGGTGATCCCAAAAGCGTTGAAGGTAAGCAGCTTGATGCGCAAACGGCTTGTTTTTGAATCGATATGTCTGTAAAAATTGGCTCATGTTGATCTCGCTTTCTAGCAGGGGTTGCAATCCCTGAAACGCGAGTCTACACTGATCACAGTTTTTGAGAAAGGAGAAATGTCAGTGCCCAAGGTTTATGTCGTTTCTGAGACCTTGCAACACAATATTGCAAGTGCCCAGGATTACGGCCAGATTGAGACGATTTTGCCGCCTAACGCTCAGATTGCGTTTTCTGTCGTTCCGACCGTTCGACGGATCCAGCGCAAACTGGACAAGTTCACCGATAACGATTATTTGTTGTTGATCGGTGATCCGTCTGCAATAGGTATCTGTTGTGCGGTAGCGGCATTCAAGAACAACGGTCGATTCAAGTGCCTCAAGTGGGACAAACGCGAACGTCGCTACATCCCGTTAGAGGTTGATCTTTTCAAGAAAGGAGAACTAGATGAGCCTTACGAGCTTATTTGAGCAAGAAGCCGATGCGCTGCGCGTCCAAGACGACCAGATCACCGGTATCGCAGCCCTAGCCCGTCGTGCCAAGTCACTCGAGAAACAAATCGAGGACGAGGAAACGACGCTCAAGGGTCTGAAAGAGCAGTATCGCAAGCTGACCGAGGAAGCTATCCCGGAAGCCCTCACCGAGATGGGCATGTCATCCTTCCGTATGGAAGATGGCAGCTCGATCGACGTGAAGCCCTTCTATAGCGCCTCGATCAGCGAAGCCCGACGTGCCGAAGCCTTCCAATGGCTCAGGGACCACGGCTTTGACGACATCATCAAAAACACCGTCAGCGTGCGCTTCGGGCGTGGCGAGGACGAGTTGTGCAACCGTCTCCTCGGTATGCTTGGTCAGCAGGGTTTCCCTGCCGAGCAGTCCGAGAAAGTAGAAGCCTCGACCCTGAAGGCCTGGGTCAAGGAACGGGTGACACGTGGCGAGGAGTTCCCAACGGAACTGTTCGGCGCGTACATCGGTAAAAAGGCCGTAATCAAGTCAGCTTAATAAAGGACCACGAATCATGGCTAAAACAGCTTTAGCAGAGAAGAACGAATCATCCACCGCGTTGGCGATTGCCACGGCATTCGAAGAGGATGCCAGCAGCAGTTTTGCCGGAATGAACCAGGACGACTTCGCCCTGCCGTTCCTGCGACTCTTGACCAACACGTCACCGGAAGTTGGTGAGGTCGACGGGGCACTCCCCGGCATGATCTACAACAGCGTCACCGGTCAGCTCTACGATGGTAAGAAGGGCATTGTGGTGGTTCCGTGCGCATACGTGCGTCAGTACATCGAGTGGGCTCCCCGTGGGAGCGGCTCCGGTGCGCCGATTCACATCTACCCGGCCACGTCCGACATCCTCTCCCGTACGCACCGCGAACCGGGCGAGAACAAGGACTACCTCGACAACGGTAACTACATCGAGAACACTGCCAACCACTACGTGATGGTGATTGACGAGGACGGTACGCCGTCGCCGGCGATGATCGTCATGAAGTCCACGCAGCTCAAGAAGAGCCGCAAGTGGAACAGCATGATGCAGTCGGTGAAGTTGCAGGGTAAGAACGGTTTGTTCACCCCGCCGATGTACAGCCAAATGTACCGCTTGACCACGCAGCCTGAATCAAACGACAAGGGCAAGTGGTTCGGTTGGGAAGTTGAGCGTATTGGTACAATTGATCGAGACGACGTTTACGCCGCGTGCAAATCCTTCGCACTGTCTGTATCTTCGGGTGCAGTGCGTGGGAAGCACGAGAGCGAAGGTGACGCTGCTTCTGCCGCTGCACCGTTTTAATGTCTTGGGGCCGAAAGCAATTACAGGCGACGATCCATCCACCCTATGCAAGTAGGCCCCATCTTTCGAGAAAGCAGAAATGACCGACATCACACGGTTCAAAGCGATATTTACGGGCTTAGATATCGCCTATGGGACCTACAAAATCGAAGGCGAGAAGGGCAATGGCAAGCAAGCCGGTAAAGCCGTCGTCGTTCGAAAGCCCCCGACCGATGATCTTTGGCAGAAGCATCTGGAAGGTGTCGAGCCGTCGCTTGGCATCATTCCCATTCGTGCCGATAACTCCTGCATTTGGGGATGTATTGATATTGATCAGTACCCCTTGGATCATGCCGGCCTAATCAAAAAGATTCGCAGCCTTGAGCTGCCCCTTGTCGTGTGCCGCAGCAAGTCAGGCGGCGCACACGTGTTCCTGTTCGTCAAAGAACCGATCCCCGCTGCCGAGATGCAGCGTTACCTCAAAGGCGCTGCTGCGCTTCTGGGCGAGGCCGGTCGCGAGATCTTCCCGAAGCAGGCGGAGATTCTGGTAGACCGTGGCGACACGGGTAACTTCCTCAACTTGCCGTACTTTGGCGGCGATGACACCATGCGTTACGCCTTTAACGATGACGGCAAGGCCGCCACGTTGGAGGAGTTCTATGTGCTGTACGACACGTTCGTGCAGGACAAAGACCTGAAGTTCCCCGAGGAACCAAAGGCCCCTGAGTCACCCATAAAGGACGGACCACCATGCCTACAGGCCATCTGCGCTCAAGGCGTCCCCGAAGGGACAAGAAACAACGCGCTGTTCAACATCGGCCTCTATCTGAAGAGGGCGCATCCAGCGACGTGGGACAACGTGCTAGTGGAGTACAACTACAAGTACGTAAGCCCTCCGCTGCCAAACAACGAGGTGCAACTGCTCATAAAGCAGATAAACAAAAAGGAGTACCGGTACAAGTGCAAGGACGCGCCGCTGAACAGCTTCTGCAACAGCGGCCTGTGCAGGACTCGGAAATACGGGATCGGGGCCCATGGGCCAGATTCACCGCAGCTATCCGCGCTCTCAAAATATGCGAGCGAGCCGCCGCTTTGGTTTCTCGACGTAAACGGTAAGCGCATCGAATTGGATACGGAGAGCCTCTTTAACCAGATGGCTTTCCAGAAGTCTTGCGTCGAGAAGCTGAACGTGTTGCCGCCGGCTATCAAGAAGGCGGACTGGGAGCAGATGCTGAACGCGCTGCTCACCGAGATGGTCGAGACGGAGCAGATCACCGTCGCGAGCGAGGACACGACGGTCACCGGTCGCTTCAACGACTTGCTCGAAGAGTTCTGCACGCACTTGCAGCAGGCGCTCGATCGTGACGAGCTTCTGCTTGGTCGCCCGTGGACCAATGACGACGAAGGCCGCACGTACTTCCGCATGAAGGATCTCGAGGCGCACTTGAACCGCAACAACTTCAAGGGCATGACGCTCCCGAAGATTGCGCAGCGCATCCGCGAGATCGGTGGCGAGCCGATTAGTCTGTTCCTCAAGAATCGTGCGACACGTTGTTGGCGCATCCCCAGGTTTGAGCGGCAGGATTCGCCGTTCGAGACACCGGAACAAAAGAAAAATGGGAGTCCATTCTAATGCTGAAGATTGACGGGTTTGACGGAGCCTTGATCGGCATCTCGACTGTATGGCAGCGCGTCGATGACGGCAGCGCAAAGCGTGTGGACACGCTGATCTACGACGGTGATGCGATCGTTACGATCCTCATGCATCAATCTGGCTTGTCTGAAGAAGAGGCGATCGAGTACATCAGCTACAACATCGAAGGCGCGTACGTCGGCGAGAACACGCCGATCATCGTCTGGCCGTGCACGATGAAGTCGATCACCGACATGGCTGATGAGTTACAAGAATGAGCGTCGAGAAAGTGTTCGGCCCTCCAGGGGCCGGCAAGACAACCTATTTGCTTTCCGTCGTCGAGCGTGAGCTTGAGGCCGACGTGCATCCGATGCAGATCGGCTACTTCGCGTTCACCCGCAAGGCCGCGACCGAAGCACGCGATCGTGCCATACAGAAGTTTCCGGCACTGAATCCGGATCGGGACTTCCCGTGGTTCCGTACGCTGCACTCACTCGCCTATCACTGCCTCGGCGTGACGTCGAAGGACATGATGGGGCCAGAGCACTACGCAGAGTTTGCCAAGGAAGCCGGCATCGAGCTTGGCGTCGAGAAGGGCGAGGAAGAGTTTGCCATCAAGGCCGACCATCCGATCCTGAACGAGGTCAACATCGCTCGCATCAAGGGCAAGGATCTGCGGCAGCACTACAACGAAAGTCAGATGACCATCGAGTGGCATCACTTCGAGTACGTCGATCGCGCGTATCGGCACTTCAAGGCATCGCGTGGCTTGCTCGACTTCACCGACTTGTTGGAGAGAGTCTTAGACGAGCCAGATAGATTTCCGTCATTAAAAACATTAATCATTGACGAGGCTCAGGATTTATCAAAATTACAGTGGGGCATCGTCAAGGAACTCATTGCCCGTGCAGAACGTACGTTTATCGCAGGCGATGACGACCAGGCGGTCTACACCTGGGCCGGTGCGGACGTCGACTCGTTCCTGACGCTTGAGGGCGATATCAAAGTCCTCGATCAGTCTTACCGCGTACCGTCAAAGATCCACGCGCTCGCCGACCAGGTGGTCAACCGCATCCGCAAGCGACAGCCGAAGATCTGGAAGCCGCGCACCGAAGGCGGTGCGATCACTTACTACAACGACTTTCACCACGTTGACATCACACAGGGCGAGTGGCTCGTGCTTGCCGCTACGAACTACATGCTCACTGAGATGCACGAGTGGCTAAAGTCGCAAGGCTTACTCTTCGAGCGCCACGGACAACGGAGCGTCCCAGAGTCGATGCTGACCGCCGTCATGGGGTGGGAGCGCCTACGCAAGGGCGGTGACGTGCCGTTCCCCGTCGTGAAGCTGATTTACAAGTACCTTGGCACCGAGTTCGTCAAGCACGGACACAAGGGCTTGAAGACGGCAAGCGTAGATACAATGTATACACACGCCTCGCTGACCAAGGACCACGGCTTACTGACCGATGCGATCTGGCACGAGGCGCTAAACAAGATCGGGGAGGACAAGCGCAACTACCTGATCGCGCTGCTGCGCCGAGGAACACGGATCACGGGCAAGGTTCCGATCAAGCTCTCCACCATCCACGGTGCGAAGGGCGGCGAGGCAGATAACGTCCTGCTGATCGGCGATCTGTCGACCAAGTTCGCGCAGGAGTACGACAAGAACTCCGATGACATCAACCGATTGCTCTACGTCGGGATCACCCGCGCCAAGCAGTCGCTGCATTTCGTATTACCTAAGAATTCGTACAAAGGCTTTCGTTTATGAGAACTGTTCCCATGTTTGACCGCCCATCTGAATGGGTACCCCCTTCGTCTTTCCCAGACCTTTCCGCCGCAACGGAGATTGCGATCGACCTCGAAACATGTGACCCCAACATGGAGTCGATGGGGCCAGGATGGCCCCGGAAGGACGGGTTCATCGTCGGCTACGCCGTCGCCGTAGACGGGTGGAAGGGCTACTACCCGATCGCCCACCAGGGCGGGGGCAACCTAGATGAGCGCATCGTGAACCGTTGGATGAAGAAGGTTCTCGAGTTGCCGTGCGACAAGATCATGCACAACGCCGCGTACGACCTCGGTTGGCTACGCGCGTCTGGCTTCAAAGTAAACGGTAACATATACGATACTATGCTCGCGGCTCCGCTCATCGATGAGAACCGCTTCAGCTACGCGCTCAATAGCCTTGGCTTCGACTATCTCAAAGAAGTGAAGTCCGAGCAGGGCCTCAAAGATGCCGCTTCCGACTTCGGTGTGCACGCCAAGAAGGAGCTCTGGAAGCTCCCGGCTATGTACGTCGGCGATTACGCCGAGCAGGACGCGGCGCTTACGCTCAAGCTCTGGCACCACCTGAAGGCGCTGATCAAGAAGGACGAAGTAGAGTCCATCTTCACGCTCGAAACCGAGCTATTGCCGGTGCTGATTGATCTGACGTTCCAAGGCATTCGCTTCGATCGCATCAAGTGCGAGATGCTGATCGATGATTTCAAACGTAAAGAAAACGAACATATCAAACAGATCAAGTTAATTTCTGGCGAAAAAATTGACATATGGGCCGCTGCGAGCATCGCCAAGGCCTTCGACAAACTCGGGATCCCCTACCCCAAGACCACGACCGGCTTGCCGAGCTTCACGAAGACCTTCCTCGATGGGCACCCGCACGAGATCGCCAAGCTCATCATCGAAGCGCGTGAGTTCAATAAGACTCACGGCACGTTCCTCGAGCCTTACCTGCGCCACAGCGCGGCCGACGGACGCATCCACCCGCACGTGAACCAGATGCGGTCAGAAGACGGTGGTACAGTCACGGGCCGCCTCTCGATGAACAACCCCAACCTGCAACAGGTGCCTGCTCGCCATGAGATTATCGGACCGCTGGTACGCTCGCTTTTCCTGCCTGAAGAAGGACAACTCTGGGCAGCGAATGACTTCAGCTCACAGGAGCCTCGGCTTCTCGTCCATTACGCAACCCTACTCGATCTCCCAGGCGCAGAGCGCATGGCAGAGGCATATCGAAACGACCCCAACACAGACTTCCACCAAATGGTGGCAGATATGGCGGGGATCAAACGCAAAGCCGCCAAGACCATCGGACTCGGATTGATGTATGGGATGGGCAAGCAGAAGCTCGCCAACTCCCTAGACCTCCCGCTCGATGAAGCGGCAGAGCTCATCAATACGTTCCACCTCAAAGTCCCCTTCCTCAAGGGCACGGTGAACTCCGTCATGAAGCGCATCGATCACCCCGCCTCGGGTGGCTCGATCCGTACGCTATTGGGCCGTAAATGCCGCTTCCCGCTTTGGGAACCGGTGGAGTACGGCATCAACAAGGCACTCCCTCGCGAGCAAGCGATCGTGGAATACGGACCACGGATCAAGCGTGCGATGACGTACAAAGGCTTGAACCGCCTGATCCAAGGCTCCGCTGCCGATCAGACCAAAGCCGCGATGGTCGCGCTTAACAAAGCCGGCTTCCGCCTGCTGCTACAGGTGCACGACGAAGTGGCCGTGAGCGTGAACAACAAGGAAGAAGCCTTAGCCGCTGCCGAGATCATGCGCAACGCCGTGCAGCTCGAAGTCCCATCAAAAGTGGACACCGAGATCGGCCCGTCGTGGGGCGAGGCCAAAGGGTAGTTGCACTGGCATAGCTGCTGCGCTACATTTGGCCCAAGAAAGGAGAACGGGATGAAGAAGCCTTTGGCAAAAGGTCGTCAGTGGACAAAGATGTACTACGACGACTTCAACAGAAAGTTTCCGCGCCTCGGTATGGCGCGGCTCGCTGCTCGCGAGGACGAAGAGGGCAAACAGAAACTCCGTGAACTGAAGGAGTATGTGTTTCGTTACAGGCGAAAGCGTAAGTACCGCTATCCGGGCCGCTACTCGCCCGATCGTCGCAAAGGCGCGAAGTTTCACAGTGTGATGGTGCCGCTCGAGACGCACCAAAAGCTCAAAGAGATCGCCAAGTTCTACAAAAAGAGCATGGCTACGATCATCCGAGAGCACATCGACGAGCTCTTTGACAAGACATACAAAGAGGCCGAGCTGCTCGCACGCATCGAGGCCAACAGGAAGAAAGATGAAACACCAGACCCAGATAAGCCTCGACGTCGATATAACGTATGACGTCCTGGAGCCGATACAAGTGGAGGATTACGTCCTGCCGCCGATGATCGAGCTAACGTCCGCGTACGTATCGCTCGAAAAGCCTGACGGCAAGGTCGCGCGCGTGAATATACTCAAGGTATTGAGTGAGTCGCAGCGCATGTTGATTGAAGATGACATCATCGAGGAGTTAGTAGGCGAATGAATATCTTTCCGGAACGTGTAGTTGACGATAAGGGCGAAGCGAAGATCGAGGGGGGCCTCACGCTACGGGATTACTTTGCAGCACATGCCTTAGCTGGCATCGTGACTCGCGACGATATCGAGTCGGTGTACTCGGCCGTACAGAAGGCCTACCGCCTGGCTGATATCATGCTTGAGACTCGTGACCAATGAGCGTCGTCTCCAAAGTCCGCCGGTGCACGGAATGTAAACAGGTGTTTGTCACACCCGAGAGCTTCCGAACGCACAAGCGTCTAGGCGGGGAATGCCGCACCGTCGAGGCCATGGTCTCGATTGGCTTTGTACAAACCCCAAAAGGATGGAAGCACTTACCTCCGAGAAACAAATGAACGAAACCACCACGTCACTCGGTAACTGGCTATACGAGAAAGCGTCCTCTGTGGCGGACGTGTACGTGCAGGATTGGGCACGAGGGCAGAAGGCTTACGGACGACGGCCCACGGAGCTTGAGATGCAGGAAGTTCGGATGGCCTTTTACCGTGGCTATATCGAAGGCGTTCAACGATACATACACGACAAACAGTTATGAAGAAAGTCTACACACGCCCCTCTCGTTACAACCCCAGCATCACCTTCGAGCAGTACAAGACGCTGCTTGAGCGCAGGGCAAACGCCAGGGCTAACAAGAAGCGCATCAACTACAGACCCCTCGCCCAGGAGTGGGGCCGCAATCCCATGCACCTGGCCTCTGCTCTGCACCGGGGGATCAAACAATACGACTACATCTTATGGAAGAAAGGAGAGCTACAATGACCCGCGACGACATCATCCGACTGGCGCGAGAGGCGGGGATTGTAGATTGGAGTTTGCATGGACGACTTGAGTCAAAAGAAGAAGCCCTTGAACGCTTCGCCGCCCTCGTTGCCGCAGCCGAGCGGGAAAAGGTAGCCGCGTGGATGATTGAACGTGACTATGCCACCGGCCACGGCGACACCATTGAGGGTTTGTTGAAGGCATTGGAATGGCAGGCTAAGGAACGTGCGAGAGGTTTTTTATGACCCACGACGACATCATCCGACTAGCGCAGGAAGTTTGGTCTGCTGGCGATGTTTACATTGGCCCAAGCACCGAATCACTTGAACGCTTCGCCGCCCTAGTTGCCGCAGCCGAGCGGGAGGCGTGTGCGAAGTTGTGTGAGGAAATCGCAAGGCGCAATGAGGAGGAATGCGACATTGATTGGGTGACGGGCAATATGGAATGCGCCGACTATATCCGTGCGAGGGGAACATGAAGACCGTCATACACGTGAACCAACACGCCATAAAGCGCAACGTCAAAAACGGGACCGACGAACCGGTCATCACCGTCAAGAACTACAAGTCCAACACCTACGCACATGAGGTCGAGGTAAAGGGCCCGTCGAAGGTGGTCTACTCCCCCGACAAGCCGCTCGCGTGCGGAGCGAGAGTGTGGATCGAGACAGAGGCCGAAGTGGAGATCAAAAAATGAGCCGCAAAGCTGTACTAGAGCGCACACTCGGCAAGAAGGCCGCAAAGCGGTTCCTGCCCAAGGTGACGCAGGAACTGAAGCTCGAACTATCGTGCGAGCTCGTCGAGCAGATCATGCAAGTGGAACTTCGCAGTATCCACGGCTCACTGACCAAGGACCTTAAAACTCGTAAGGCTGGCAAAGGCATCGCCATCTTCGATCCCGATAAGGATCGTGATATCGCCGAGATATCCGCCCATTTGAGCGCTATTGAAACAGTCGCCAGGTACTACGGCGTCACATTGAAATAACACAAAGATTTCGTACACTGACGACCCATGAAGGTCGTCTGTACACAGGTCGACCCTTCAGATCCGGGGACCAAAGAGACTCTAGTCGCGCTGCAACGGGCTTGTCTGCCGCACGACTCTCTGTACTTTCCGGAAGAGGGGGTCTGGTGGCTCGCTTACCATCGGCGCACGCCGGTGGCGTTCGCGTGCCTGTCCCCCTCGCAGCAGATACCACTCGGTATCTACCTCGGCCGGTGCGGGGTCACCCCCGCCGCTCGGGGCAAGGGGGTTCAACGAAAACTCATCCGCGTTCGTCTGGCATGGGCCAAGCGCCATGGTTACAAGTGGGCCGTATCCGATACGACCGATAACGTACCCAGCGCCAATAACCTCATCGCCTGTGGTTTCAAAACCTACGAACCGGCCGTCCGTTACTCCTTTGCCAGAGCGATATATTGGAAAAAGCGGCTGTAAGTGCCGTACAAGGACCGCGAGACACGGCTCGAGAAACAGCGGGAATACTCGCGGCGTTGGTATCTCAAGAATCACGCGCATGCGCTGAAGCAATCAGCGCGCACGAAACAAGAATCACGGGCCAGGTGGTTCGAGTACAAGTCCAAGCACCCTTGCGCGAACTGCGGCTATTCTCACCCTGCCGCGATCGACTTCCACCACGTCATCAAAAAGGGCAAGCGTTCGGTGAACTGGCTCGCCGTGAAACAAAATAACCTCACCGCCGCGATCCGAGAGGCGGAGGAGAAGTGCATACCTCTCTGCTCGAACTGCCACCGGGTGTTGCACTGGGAAGAACAGCGGGGTATAAAGGCCAGGAGAAAGAAGAAATGAAGGAGATTTTGATGAACGGCCTAACGCTACTATTGTTTTTGTTGGCCACTGTTGTTATAACTTTGATCCTGCGGTATAAACGCAGGCCGCTCGATAAACACCTCCCACCACCTAATTGGAGATGTTCGAGAGGCGGAAGAGACTACTTTTAACTGTTAGAAAGCATAGAAAGGAGAACTCGATGAATACAGATAAGACTGATAGTTACGCGTTTATAGCGTTGATTGCGTTACTTGTCGGCCTGGCGTTCAGTATCGCAGGCACGATCGTTTACAAAAGCTATCTGCGCACTACCTACCTCGAAGGGTCCCCAGATCCTATCGAAGCCGCCTGTGCGTTTGATTCAGGCGAACAGCAGATCCCGCCCTCCTGCATGGCTTACATGCTCCAACAAAAGGAAAACATCCGATGAAAGCTCGTACTAAAAAGTTCAAAAAGTCTGACTTCACCACCAAGGCCTACCAGTGGTTCCTCGATAACCCCGGTGCGAAGGTCCGTAGCGTCGCCGAACGCTTCAATATCTCCATTCCCTACGCCTACAAGCTGCGGGACAAGGCGGCTGGCAAGCCCACCAAGACGGCCGAGGGCGTGAAGTTCCTCACCGAACGCGGGAAGCTTCTGGACAAGGTGCTGAAGGAGATGGACGCGATCGCACCGAAGACCGATACAGTGGACACGATCCTCGACTCACGGGCCAAGGACTACGGCGCGTTCGCCGATAACGCCCGGCTCGCCCAGGCACTGAAGCGCGCCATGGCCGACCACGCCGACGAAATGGGAAGCCTCTTCTCTGACGAACAGTGGGAAGCCCTCGAGATGATCGCGACCAAGATGTCACGAATCGTGAACGGCAACCCCGACAAGATCGACAACTGGGACGATATCGCCGGCTACGCCAAGCTCGTGGCTGACAAACTCCGAGGAACTATCAGATGATCGGCATCAACGTCTTGCTGCGGCGGATGTACGGGGGCGACGAGAGCGTCCAGGCGTACACCAACGCCCTGAACAAACCCCTCACCCGGCTTTGGCTGGGTGAGGACGACGCCCTGCATCTACGCTTTGCCGACGGCACGGGACTGCGGTTCCGTGACGAGGGGCAGAACTGCTGCGAGCACCGCTACATGCGGACCGATGACGATCTCTCCCATTTCGTGGGGGCGACGTTCACCGGGGCGGAAATCAAGGACGCCTCTCTGCTGCAGCGGATGGACGAGTGGGGTAGTGAGCACGAAGTGCAGTTCCTCGAGATCCACACGGACCGAGGGTCGTTCACCATGGCCAGCCACAACGAACACAACGGCTACTACGGTGGCTTCTCGTTGGAGGTGAGCACAGAGACGGATGAGGAGGCCGAATGTTAAGACCTGCCATAAACAGCACAGAGGACCCGCCACAGCCGGTGGAAGACCTGGCTATGCGGGAGTACATCTTCGCACTGCGTCGCCGTATCGAGGTCCAGGACTGTCTCGTAGAGGCGCTCACGGAGGAGATCAAGCAGCTCAAGGACGAACGGGATGGCCTGAAGGCACAAGTCGAGAGCCTGCTCCTCGACTTGCACTGGATGGATTCCAAGCGCAAGATCCAGACTGTATGAAACACATCAACTTCGTCACGACCGATGACATGCCGCTCGTACAGATGGTGGTCGTCACCATCAACGGGACGCGCTACGGGCTCGTAGGCCCCGTGGTCCACGTGCCAGGGACCATGGACCAGGACCTCGACGTGTCGGAGATCGAGTTCGGCGAGATCATGCCGGCCCATGCGGCCGCCAAGATGCTCCAAGGTGAGTTTCGGAAAGTCATGGGAACAGAAGTTCAGTAGCTAGCCTAGGCGGCGCTCCCTAGAGAGGGTTTAACCCAGCCCTTACCTGCCGCCACCCCGCATCGAAAGGTGCGGGGTTTTTTATGGGGACGACACAAGATGTCTAAGAATTTCGTATCGTAACGACCGTGGGTACTTGGTCTCGGTCAGGTTTTCAATCCGATTATCAAAGGGCTTGTCGTTTACGTGACGTAACACGTTCTTTGGCCACTCCCCATGGCAAAAAAGCCACGCTAGGTCTTCTGCCTTATACCGATAACCTTGGATGTGTATGATCCGGTGCATCCTGCCTGTGTAAGATCCAGCAGGCTTGTTGATGAATTTACGGCGGCGCGGGGAAGTGTCCTTCCAGTAAAAGGTGCCTGTCTTCGGGTTATAGCTCAACAGGCGTTGTAAGCGCTCCAAATCAGATTGGCTCATCGTCGAATCTCCTCGATAGATGGGAAGTGGCTCTCCGGGATGTCCGTCCCGGAGAGCTGCGACATTGTTGCATGGTCCGTGGACCACGGGCAAATCGGTTAGGGTGGTTCACTTGTCGAGTGATTAATGAGTCAACCTCTATTGTTAGTTAAGTGGGTAACGGGGTAAGTGGGTCACGGGGTAAGTGGGTCACGGATCAAGGACCACGGGGCAAAATGACCTGCTGGTGGCCAAAAAGGCCCAAAAACACGGTCCTAGTAGAGGCTGGGAGGGGTCTAAAGAAAAT